GGAGCGGTCGGCTCATCGGTAACGACCCACTTTTTCAAATCACTATCGAACTGCAAATTAATTTCTGCGTTTTCAATGTCACGACCGACACAGAATAGTTTAGCATTGCGACTGCCACGCTTGTTTTCAATAAGCACCAAACTTCCGTCAACACAACCGCTGATTCCTGTACTTCCCGAAATCATATTGAACGGGTCGATATCTTTGCATTTTCTAGTGTGATGTACAACTATTATTGCGATTTCAAGCTTGTCCGCAAGTGCTTTCAGCACAGAGAGCTCTTTATAATCTGAACCATAGCCTGAATCTGTTGAACCACGAACCATTTGCAGCGTGTCGATAAAAACGATTTTCAAATCACGATGTTCACTCACAAAGCCTTCGATCTGTTCTTCAAGACCGCCTCCTATCGGGTCAGACATAACAGAGAAGTAAAGCATTTCAGTTGGTTCATCGGTCAGCTCATAGAGTCTGTTTTGTATTCTTGCGTAGCTGTCCTCTAAACACAGATACAGAGCAGTTCCTTGTGAAGTTTTTAGACCTAAAATTTTTTCTCCTTTCGCTATTGACAGGCACATATCCAGTGCCAGCCAAGACTTTCCGACCTTTGGTGCACCTGCTAAGATATACAGACCTTGTGCGATCAAGCCGTCTATAACGAACTCTATTGGCTTGTACACAGTTGTCATTATTTCTTCGCAGGATCGAGTGATGAGTTTTTTCACGCTACCAGACCTCCTATTCTATTTTCAAGTTGCCGTTATTATATATGTAATTTATGCAAACAAAAAAGCTCGCACATATTTCAGATTCACGATTTGGCAACAGGATATAGTTATCCTGTTGTTTTAAATCGTGCCTGATAATATGTACGAGCTTATAGCTCTAAGTGGTTGATTATGTTTTTTATGTATGTGGTAGGCAGATCGTTATATTTTAAAACTTTTCCTTGTGTATTATAACATATAACGATGTGGTTGTCAATAGCTTGTATTTTTTGTAATTATTTTTAACTTACGCTGAAGTGGTGTGTAATAATTGGTTTTATTTACGTTGGGATTTACATACGCTGATGAAGGGTGATAAGGTGGTCGAGTTGCTTGAAAAAAGCTCCGATATGTTCTTCCTCATCAAGTTGCCGAGGAAATGCCACTTCATATTTTGCGAGTTGCGGTACAGTTAATTGTGGCACGCCAGTTGACTCAATAACAATTTTCAAAGTATTGATGACGTTCTCTAAAAAGAAAACATCGTGTTCTGATTTCACTGATAAAAGCCTTACAACTGGCGTAAAATTAACCAATCTTGCTTTTGCGTGTCCAACATCTCCACGACCAGTAACCGTAACAGCCGGAGCATTAACTCTATATTCTTTATCATAATACCCGACAATTCCATCGCCAGTGAGGGCATTAGCGATTACCGGGTACTGACCTTCAGCAAGAATTAAGTCTTTGTCGATGTCGCCTCCTGCAACCATATCAGAAGCAATATCTCCTAGCTTACGCTGTTCCCAAGTATCAGTAAAACCCGAAAATCTTATCTGAGGTATGACTTTTTCTTTAGTCATTTTGCACACCTCCCAACAGTTTCTTGAACTCACCAAGACCTTTCATATCAAATTCATTTCCGCACAGATCGTCAATCATAGAACACAGCTCTTTTTCCGTTTCTGATATCTCAGTTTCAATATCAAAATATGTGGTATCATATTTTTTAGCAAGAGCCGTGATCTTAGAAACAAGGCCGTTAACGATCGTCGAAGGGATAGAATAAAGGTTATCGACAAGGCTCTTTATCCATTTTATCTCAAGCAGTGTTTTGACCTCCTCGTCAGAAAGCCCCTCGATAGTGGTTTTGGTTTTTGCGTGAAGTTCCGCAGTTTCGGTCTTTATCTGCGATTTCAACGCCTTTTCTTCTTTAGAAAAAGCCTCGACCTTTGAAAGCTTTTCAATCAGTGCAAGAGTTTCATCTGACTTAGGTTCGCTCTTCAAAGCCTTTATCTTTTTAGAAATTTCCTTGATGATAAATGCACTATTGTCCTCAGTCAGCTGTTCTTTGCAGGTCTCTTTTTCATCTTCCGTCATATCCTCAATAATTTGTTCATACTCTGACGGGATCTCAGCAAGGCAGCGTTCCTTGGCTTTAAGAGCGTTATACTCCTCGCACAATAGTGTTGTCTGAACAAGTTCAAAAGGAATAATGTGTCCTACCCAACCTTCTTGCGTTTCCTGTTCCTTGCCGTCTTTTTTCTTTATCACAATGTTCGGGTCAACCTTTCTGGTTGCCTCAAAGCCCTCTGTTTGGATTATTTCAAGGTCTACGGCTATCTTTCCCCATTCATCATCAAGAAGCTGATAAGCCTCATACTTATCGACCAACTGAATGTCTGCCAACCGTGCAAAGATATTCTCGCTTATTGCGGTTTCCTCTTTTGATACCTCAACAGTCTCAGCATTTTCAATAAGCTCTTTACGCAGATGATCTTCAAATCCGTTAAATGCCTGCTCATATGCCTGCTCAAATTTTATTACATCGTTGCTCTTGCAAATTGCTGATTTAATATCATCGCAGGCAAGCTGAAGATATGGTGTATCGCTCGTCTTGAACAATTCTTCTCTTAAATTCGGAAAAGCGTTCCAATATTCCACAAGACCATCAACTTCATTCACAGGGATACCGCCAAACATAGAGGCGTAAATATCCCAAGTCTCCGCACTTTCAGAAGAGTCAACATATCTTGGAATATTGAGATTGTAATCATTTTGTCTTATCTCCTCACGAGAAACGACCTTTGAGAACTTCGGCACGCTTGTTCTTGAAGATACCGTATCAACAATACGTTTGATGTCAGACGCTCTAAGCTTATTGTTCTTGCCGTCTTTCACAAATCCTTTGGAGGCGTCTATAATAAGCACGTCGTTATTATCACGCATTTGTTTCAGTATCATAATAATTGTCGGTATTCCAGTTCCAAAAAATATATTTGCCGGAAGTCCGATAATAGTGTCAATATGATTATTCTCAATCAAATTTTTTCTGATTATGCCTTCCTCTCCGCCTCTGAACAGCACCCCGTGCGGAAGAACGATAGTCATAATACCCTCAGGACGAATATGATAAAGATCGTGCAGCAAGAACGCATAATCGGCTTTACCCTTTGGGGCTAGACCAAACCTTGCATAACGAGGGTCTGCCTCTTTCCCTGACGGATCCCAAGGCTGTGAATAAGGCGGATTTGAGACGACTGCATCTACATAAAGAGGCTCGTAAGTTTCCGACGGATTGCTGTCATCAAAATAAGGCCAATCCTCCTCTAATGTATCACCACAGCGTGTTGTGATGTTTGACGGTTTGATTCCTCTCATAACAAGATTCATACGAGTGAGATTGTATGTATTTTCCTTGAGTTCCTGTGCGTAATATTTGATATTATCAGAATTTGTAACATACTTTGAAACGCTCTTGCCAATGTTTATCAGCAGCGAACCAGAACCACTTGTCGGGTCTATAAAAACGCTGTCTTTGATACAAACAGAAAAAGCCTTCTCCGGCACACAAGAGCTGAAAAAGGAATGAAATAAAGGGCTTTCGAGGTTCCGCTGTGTTTTACAGCAGAGCTTCGGAAGCCCTTTTTTCTGTTTATTCGATTGTTGCTGGCCGGTTCTGTGGCCTTTGGAACTTACCCCTCAAAACCGACAGTCGAAGGAATAATTAGAAAGTGTGGAATAATTAAAAGGTTCAGTAGCCTCTATATTTCCTTGCGCTTCTTTGAATCAGCTCGTGTATTTCCTCTACATCGATGACGCTCATCATCGTATTCTGATCATCTACAAATCTGCGAGCGCCACGGGTAACATGTCCAGTTGTTACGAGAATCGCTTTATTTATTTGATCAGCCGACTGAACACCATATAGAGAACGAACGATATTTACACCCACAGAGTTCTGGCGTCCGTACCGTTTACACTCTATATAGAAAACGACCGGCTTTCCCATCTCATACTTTGTTGCGACAATATCACGACCACCATCTCTGGTTTGTTGTGTCAACTTTGTTTCAAAGCCCTCATCTTGAAGCACCCGCTCGATAACTGCCTCAAACTCTCTGGGAGAGATGTCATAGATCAACTCACGGTTTTGGGCGATGTCCATGATGATTTGCTCCACTCGTGTAAATGTAGGGTATGCATCATCGGGGTCAAAATCATCTCGGCTATATATGACTCCCATGTGCGGTTCTTCCTCAAACCGACCCCCAGCTATTTCGCTATCTTCATAGTTGAATGCACCTATAGGATACTCGTAGCCAGATATTCTGAAGGAGATTTCATTCCCGCATTGATCACATTCAATGTATCCTTCGTGACGGAATTCAATTTCTTCACCCATCCTATTATCGCCACGATCATATACATAGGACTCAAAATCAAAATCTTCTTTGTGTATTCCGGTAATCTTCCCGCATCTACCACAGCGGATAAAAACATCTTCTATAAGCTCCATCATGCAAACATCTCCGCATTCCACACCAGATTAACAAGCTGAACAAGAAGCTGAATTCGCTCAGTGATTTCTGCTTTTCCGAACTGTGCATAAGGCTTGAAGCCCAGACCATTGTCAGCAATAAACTTCTTGAACTTTGGATTATTCTGATAGGCCTGATCACCCAGCGACTCGGTATAAATGTTTCCTTCATTGGAGCAATACTTCGAGAGCTTGTAATCATATTTTGAGTCATTCAGACTGGCATTGATGCTCTTATGCAAAAGTAATAGTGCGCCGAAGCTATTTCTCCACCGTCTGAATTCTTCTTGATCGGAGTATTCGCTGGTAAACCACTCGTAATGGTCCGTGATAATATGCTCGATTTCAAATGGATTCTTTGTCTGCGTATTCATGTAGTTGCAGTAATTCGAAGCTACACCGGTCTGCTCCTCAATATAGCCCGTGATGCGAGCAAGCATATTCTTGATGTATTTCTTGGTAAAGCTGTTCAAACGCAGCTCAGGAAGGGCTGCTGCCGGATCATATGCGAGGTTGTCAGATTGGGCTTTCAAACGAGCCTTCAGCACATCAATAGAACAGCGACGAATATTCTTTGTTACGTTAAACACGTAATTCTTGATAGTGCTATAGTCTACAGACCTATAATTCGTTACTCTGGCAGTGATCAGCAGATCAATGAATCGAGCGACCAAATTAATCTTTTCAATGATAACCGGCCACGTATCCTCATAACAAATAGGAGCCAGTAGCAACTGCGGCTGAAGTGTAAAATTAACCTGTGCATTGTAATAGATATACTTTGTTTCCTCTGCAAATGTGTTCTCAGCTTCACGGATTTTCCTGTAAACATCCGCAAATTTAGAAAACTTCATAATAAAGAGCTCAAAATCATCTGTTGTGGATAGGCCGAGCTTGTCTCGCTCATCACGTACCCATTTGTGGAAAGAACCACCAATGATATCAAAATCCTGATTCACGGCACCGGCTTTCGTTTCACGGATGGTTTCGGCATATTGAGCTCTTAGCCATGCTTTGATAAATGTTTCATCTCCCTTATCGTCGTCTTTTTTGAGGGAGAGAACTTTGTCTTTCCAAATATTATTGAGTTTTTCACGCTTGGAATCATCCTTTATCTCTGATAGTAGGTATCCTTTCAACATTTCTGTTGATGTGAGACTCAGACCTCTATCGTTCATGGTTACAAAGACTTTATGGGCATCCTGTTCTGTGGTGGCCACAATCTCTATAAAGAACACCTTCTCGGCCAGCCAGTCACAGAAATGCAAGAGCATGTTGTCAGTAATATCATCATTGGGAAAAACATCAATGATATCGGTATATCTGCCATAGAGGTTTTTCACGGACTCTCCGACATTGGTCGTGTCAAACGGCTGATCATTAAAAATTGCATTCATGCAATCAGCTCGATCCTCAACATTTATATTGAAGGATTTAGTTCCGTACGCCTCAGAAAAAATCATCTGTTCGATCATGCTATAGTTCTGACCAAGTGAACGGAGCCGATTATTTAGATACATTAGCAGGAGCGTCAGCGATGAGAATCTCTGCTGGCCGTCTATGATTGCATTTTCACGACCAGCAAGAACAATGGACCCCATGAAATATGCACCATAGTCCTGCACATCCTTGCGATCATCACCGGGAACATAATAATCCAAGAACTCCGATGTAAGGTCATCGATCAGTTCCTCGATATGTTTTCTCTGCCACATATACTCACGCTGATAATAGTGAATCGAGTACTTTGTATTCTGTAAAAGCTGCTTTAAGCTCTTAGGAGAACCTTCAATCTTCTTCACGGGTAACTCTTCCTCCTGATTGGTTTATATCTTCTCTGCAAACAATTCCGGCATGTTGTATCGTACACTCGACGCCTCTGTTCGAGCGTTAGTATTTGAGCATTCAAGCAATGCCGTGCTCAGATGCCATTTTCCATCCGGCCCTTCGATAATAAACTCATCCTTGTTGTTCCGGATATATGTGGATACCTCACGAGAGAATCCGTTCCGCTGAAGAAGGATTGTTATTGGATTCGTCGTTCCGTATTCTACAAATTCGTACCAGTTGTTATCAAACTCCTTCAGCTGATGGACCGTCTTATACTCATTCGAGAAGCGAAGGAAGTAGTTTGAAATACTGAACAGCACAATGTTATCAATGACCTCCAAGGTGTCGGCAAATACGATATTGCGGTGCCGGAGTCCATCGTCGTAGTATTCTTTCTGGCCTCGGTTCACCCAGAAGTTATCAGGGTGCTGTTGCCGGTACTCCAGTGCCTTTTTCATGATATTGCTAAGGCCGGTACCTTCCATCCATTGAATAAGAACAACCGCATACCAACGCAGAAGCGTCGGCTTTCCGAGCGTGGATGCCTCATACTTTCCCCATTTGAAGATCCGACTCAGCTTTTCAAGGAAAGCCAAAACGTCGTCATAATTGAACTTCCCATCTACACGGTCAGGGTATTTCAGTCCCATTGCGATAGCTGCACGTAGGTTTTTCGTCTGATCCACCGACGTGTTGATATCATCATCCGGTTCTGTGAACGGATCAGTAAAGGCTTCTCGTATTTTCGCTTCGTCCTTGGGTGTCAGCAGATTAGAGAACTCACGCCTTACAAGGCTGTCGTTGTCCTGCATAATATCCCGTAAAAGAATGAGGGCAAACTTACGCATCATTACATAGGCTTCCTCTGACTGTGCGTCATTTCTTTTTACGAGTTCAATATTGCCCTGCAGTAGTGCCTCGACGACATATTTCTTTTCGGCGTTTGTTAGGCTCTTCGGTCCAGCCTCGATAGAAAGCGTTTGCTTCGGGACCTCTTTTTTCAAAAGGTCCACATAGTCTTCCTGTTTCAGCTTTTCACCCTGCGAGACGAAGAATACATTCCCGTAAAGGTTGAAACGGATGCGTCCGACACGTCCTATCAGGTTTCGGAAGTCAACCGGCGTCATCACCTTTCGGAAAATCTTGTTATCGGTAATGAACAGATTATCCGCTGGGAGGTTGACACCCTCAAGTAAGGTGCTGGTACAGAACATAGTCGTGATTTTGCCACGACGGAACATGTCCTCGATACGCATTCTGATGGCAGCTGGTAGGTATCCAATGTGATATGCGACGCCCTTTTTTATAATCTGGGCCAAATAGTAGTCGCCGTGAACTTCATTCGTGATATCCCTTGCCAGTGCATTCAGGTCATTATCCTGAATTTCCGAAAGTTGATCTGCAAAAGCAAGCGCATTTTCAATCGCCTTACTTCTACCGTTGCAATAAACGATGGTCTGCTGCTTTCGCTCAAAGGGGAGATCCCGGTTTATCCTTTCAAACATCAGAAGGAACGAAACCAGAGAAGCGTTTCTGTCTTTGATTTCCGCAAGGTAATCCAACTCACCGGTATGGTCGTTATATACGCTGACTGTGAAATTATTGAGGTCGATGCTGAACTTAATCTGGGCCACCGGTGAAAAAGTGGAACGTAGGTGGCTATCATCACCGTCGGTTTCGATGTCTGTCAGCAACTTTAGATATACCTCTGGATTTGGAATATTAGGTGAGGCAAAGACGAAGTGCGGCTTCTTCTTCCTTTTGAGAAGCATATCCACGGTTTTATAGTAGAACGGCCCACGGCTATTTTTTCCGGACAGTTTGTGCGCTTCATCGATGAATAGATAGTCGATTTGCAAATCCGGTTTGCTGATGAGCAGATATAACAGTCGTTCCGGAGTCAGCACAAGTATGAAGTTATGCTTGCCCTCCAAAGCGATATCCCCGGCGGCAGTGACCACCTTATAATTGTGCTCCGACAAAAGGTTCTTAAGGTCCTCGTCAATGACCTGCTTGTAGATCTCATTGATCAGTGCCTTTGTTGGGACAATCAGGGCGAAGTTCATTTTTACCCCATGCTGTATCCGGTCCTTGATGTACATTCTCATGAGGAAGGACTTACCCATAGATGTCGGACCGGAATAGCTGAAGTGATCATCCGAGAGATGATCGTAAGCATTTTTCTGTGCGCCGAAGAACCGAAGTTCCGGTGCTGCAGGAATTGTCAAATAATCATTCTGGTATTCAGCGAAGAAACGCTCTAATGCAGTCGTGCCGTAAAAGTCGCTATCGATCATCTTTCTTGCCTGATAGTTCCCGGTGTTCGCGAACACTGATCCGGCATAGAACTTTACATCAGGATTGTCCGGGTACAGAGAATACAGCAGGATGATTATCTCCTGCGCCCACATTTTATGCTTGTCCCGGTTCACCGCATGTGTCGACTTGGACAGCAAGTCGGCAAACCGCAAGGCCGACACAACATCAATTTCCCGCATCTGCCGTTTATCAGTGAGGTTAAATTTGGTGATGGCATAGTTATAAAGGATGTTGTCGTAGAGTTCATTCAGGAAGGGATTGTTGTCAATGTCCCCGAAAATGGCATCGCCAAGGTTATGCAGTATTTGATTGCTCAAGGTCTGCCACCCCCATTCATCACACGGTCCATGATTTGTGTTTTTTCAGCATCTGCATCGTTGAGTGGCAGAATGTAGAAATAAAACGAGTGGTTTCCGAGGCCAAGGGCATTAATCTTGCTGGCTATATATGCCGCATGATTGCGAATATCTGTATCCATTTTCTGAGTCAGTGCACGTCGGAAGTCTACCGCACTGTAATTAGTAGGATTGAGGCCGAGATTATACGCAAGGAAAACGCCATAGGCTGTATCATACGGGACCGACTGTCCTTTACTCGGAATAAGCAGGTCTTTGATTTTCTGAACCGTGTCTTTATCAAAGGACTTGCTGAATACCGTGTTTTCAGCAAGGGTGCGCTCCTGTGTGCTTTGCTTTTCGATCTCAACAATGGCGTCGAAGGCAGTGTCAACAGCTTTTTTCATATCACCCACAATGCTGGAGGTGCCAAACACCATGTGGTAGTATGGCATGCCGAAGGCCTGCTCCAGCGAGAGAAGATGTATTCCGTCACATTTACTGTCATATTGTTTTGCTCCGGTTTGAAGCTCTACCTTGCTCATGATTTTGGGAGCTCCCAGAACCTGCTCTAAAAACACATATAGCATGATTTCACCGAGGTCATTGCCGGTGCCTTTCTGACCCGGAGCCCCGTTGCGTTTCATGATGTCGATGGCATCCATTCCTACGCTGTACACATCGCCCTCAACATGATAGTTCTCGATCTGAGCACGAGAAAAAACGTATTGACCGATGTTCTTCCTGAGAAACACTTCAAGCTTATCGGATGAGAATGCATTGTTATTGACGTTGAGGTGAAATAGGCGCAGTTGTTCCGGGTTTTTTAGGCCAAGGGTCTCAGCGTGAGACACCTCGGTAAAAACCTCGTCAAATTTACCTCCGCTTATAGTCTTGTCAAAAGAATCATTCATTGCATTCTCCACCTTGTTACAGTTTACTCTTCATCCTTTTTGTCGCCATACGTGGCATGGTCTTCAGCAACCATCAAAGATTCCTGCGTGGGAAAATCGTATGCGACGGTTTTTTCACCCGGCCCCGGCATCACGTACTCTTTGCCTTCCGGATTGTAAGTAAGGTTGAACACCAGATCCGAAAGCCACTTCTTAAAGGATGGATTGTCTTGGAACTGCTTGAACAGCTCCATATTATCAGCCATGATTGCAAAGATAACCTGTTGCAGAGCACGTTCGCTTTCCAACCGAGCACTCTGCTCATCAGAGTTGCGCATAGCATTTTGATACTTTTTATCTCTGGACACCATTGCAGGTATTTCGAGAATCTGCCGCTGGACATTGTCGGCGTCGTTCCAGTTGATGTTGCCAAACATATCGTTGAAGTCAGAAATAATCCGGGAAAGCAGATCCATTTCCGGTTCCACAATGTGGCCAGTCTTTCCGGCAGGAACAGGCGCAATTTCAGCATCCTGATCTTCCAAGCGAATGGAGATCATTTCACGGGCTTCATTACGGTAGCTCGAAAGGTCAATGGTGCTCAAGATGCCTTCTGACAGGTCGTCTTCACGAGGCGACGGCAGTTTAGGAATCAGCAGATTCAGGAAGATTGAGAGCTTTTCCCATTCCACGTTTCCATAAGGCAGAATGGCTCCGAGGAAACCGTATGTACGCACAAAGGACTTTGCAGCACTCTTGAATTTAATCTGATCGTCTGTTTCGAGCTGCTTATATACCGCCGTACAAGCATCCAGTGTTGGATCGAGGCGATCTCGCTCTGCACCGTGCAGGAACAGGTCAACAAGCCTCTCCACATCGTCGTTGCTATAGACCTGATAGTCTTCCATGACGGCGATTAAGTCATACAGCTTGTTCGGATCGGTTTCTCCGGAGAGAATTGTGGTCCGGTAATACTTTGAGAAAGACTCCTCAATCACAGATGTCTTATTGGCAAAGTCCAGAACAAAGGTGTCATCCTTGCCGGGATAAGCACGATTCAGGCGAGACAGCGTTTGCACGGCACCGATGTCGTATAGAGGCTTGTCCACATACATCGTGTGAAGCAGCGGCTCGTCGAATCCGGTCTGGAACATGTCAGCAACGATGAGTATGCGGTACGGGTCCTTCTTGAAGGTCTTTGGAATCAACGCATCGGAAAAGCCGTTCATGGCAGCTGAAGTAAGTGCTGGTTCCTGACCTTTGTATTTGTGCTCACCTGAGAAGGCGACGATGGCCTTGTATGGGCTCCGTCTGTCTGCGAGGCACTTGCTGATAGCGTAGTAATACTCAATGCAGCGAGGGATGCTGGCTGTAACGACCATAGCACGTGCCTGACCGCCGATCTTTTTCTTGGCGATTACCTGCTCGTGGAAGTGGTCAACCATCATGGCCGCCTTCTTTGCGATTGTGACCTCGTTGCTTTCAACAAAGGAGCGCAGCTTCTTCTGAGCTCTTTTCTTGTCGAACATAGGATCGTCATCAACAGTTTTCATTAGCTTATAGTAGCTGTCGATAGGCGTATAATACTTCAGCACATCCAGAATGAAGCCCTCCTGAATGGCCTGTTTCATGGTATAAACATGGAACGGTCGATGCTTGATCTCGCCATCCTCTTCATAAGCAACACCGAAGGTTTCCTCGGTCTTGTTCTTCGGAGTGGCGGTGAAAGCGAAGTAACTGGCCGTTGTCAGGAGTTTGCGGCCTTCCATCATGGCATTGATCTTATCCTCATTGTCCATGTCGTCTTCAGAGGCGAGGCCGGACAGGGCCAAGTTCATCTGAGCCGAGTTACGACCGCTCTGACCGGAATGAGCCTCGTCTATGATAACGGCGAACTTATGAGTTTTATGTTCTTGCCCGATTTCGGTAACGATATACGGGAACTTCTCGACCGTTGTCACAATGATGCGCTTCCCGTCCTGAATGGCTTTTCGGAGATCGCCCGAATGTTCTGCCCACACCACAGTGTTTTTCACCTGCATAAACTGCTTGATGGTGTTGCGGATCTGCTTATCGAGGATACGGCGGTCTGTTACAACAAGGACGGAGTCAATCAGCGGACGGCCATTCTGTTCAATGCCGATTAACTGATGAGCCAGCCATGCGATGGAGTTGGATTTGCCGCTTCCTGCGCTGTGCTGAATCAGGTAACGCTTACCGACCCCATTGGCACGAACATCGGCCAGCAGCTTTTCAACCACATCCAACTGATGATAACGAGGGAATATCTGCTTGACAGACTTCTTCTTGGTATCCTCGTCAACTTCCTCAACAACCTGTGCGTAGTTTTCTATAATGCGTGAGAGCTTTGCCTTGGTGAGAATGTCCTTCCACAAGTAGTCTGTCATCAGACCATCCGGATTCGGAGGATTACCGGCTCCGTCGTTATAGCCCTTATTGAATGGCAGGAACCAGCTGTCCTTACCGGCCAGCTTCGTGCAGAACTTGATTGTTGCATCATCCACAGCAAAATGGACCATGCAGCGTTTGAAGGAGAGCAGAATGTCACGAGGATCACGGTCGTCTTTATACTGCTGAACGGCGTATTCCGTATTCTGCTTTGTGAGCTGATTCTTCAGCTCCATCGTAATGACCGGAAGACCGTTGATAAAAATGCAGAGATCCAGAGCCAGCTTTCCGGCGTCCTGTGAGTAGCGGAGCTGCCTGGTCACGCTGAAGATGTTCTTCTCGTACATTTCTTTCTGCTTCTGGTTATTCTCGGTCGGCGTGAGATAGAACATGATCAGGTCCGCAGGATAAACCTTGATGCCGTTACGCAAAACATCGATAATGCCACGCTTGGCCAGCTCTCCCTGCAAACGGTTCAGGAACTGACGCTTCTTGGTGTCAGATTTGAATACGCTCAGCTTGTCCATCTCATCCGGCTGCGTTTCGGACAGGAAGCGGAACAGGCGTGTTTCATCCAGAGCGTATTCCTTACTATAGTCGTCGTTGGTGCCTTGCTCGTAGCCGTTCTGCTCAACAAGCCACTTTACGATTAAGGATTCCAGCCCTTCTTCTCTGGTGTTGGTAAAAGCCATAATCACTCCTCCTGTTCTTCGGTATCGTCCGAATCGTCCTCATCATCAGCATCCGAATCTGCTTCTTCATCCACAAACTCATATTCCGGGATTTCAATGTCACGGACATCAATTTTGCCAGTTACAACGTCAGAAACCAAGTGTGTCTTGAATTCCTCAAGAGCGTCAATTTCAGCTTTTAATCGTTCAATTGCTGACTGATACTTTTGCTGAGCCGCTTTGATGTATTCGACGATTTGTATCTGCTCGTCTTCTGGTGGAACAATGAAAGGAATCTCTTTCATCTTATCCATCTGAAGATCCCATTGTCCCGGCCTAATGCCATCCGAGGCCTGAGCAAAGAAATTTACGTATACTTTACTTCGGATTGCATTATGAAAGTACTCAAGATTATCAAACGCTACGTCAAAAATGAAATATGCAGGGCTCACAATTCCTGTATAGTCTGAAATGCCATAGGAGCCTTGCCATGCTTTCATCTTGTTCATAGCAAACTGGCCTTTTCGAACAACTTTATAGCCGCTTAAATCGTCTGGTATAAAGTTTCTGTTCGAAGACTGATCTTCTACATTTCTGACTATGACACCTTGTTCTCTAACTACAGAAAGCAATGGAAGCTCCGGGTGGTTCTTTTCACTTACGGCTCTTAATATTTGACGTAGCTTGATCAGTTTCCAGTGTTTTGGAATATCGCCAAGCCACGACACTCCGCTTGATTTCATCTCGGTGTCTGGGTTTAACCCACGGGTAACTGCTGTACTGACAACAGATTTCTTGAGTTCTTCAATGGATTTGATTTCTTTATGCTTTAGCTTGATTAGTTTATTAATCTGTGAAACCCTCCAATTAAGATAATCCACAATCTTGTCTTGTTCACTTCTTGGAGGGACAGGGAGAAGCACATTACCTAAATAGTCCATTGAAATTCGCATGCGTACCGTGTTTAGCTTTCCGTTTTCACTTTCATGCATCAGAATACCTTTGCCCAATCCTACAAGGCTTCTTTGGAACGTTAATAGCCTGAAGATATAGTGGTAATACCACACATTTTCATCTTCACGAGGATAAAGAGCATAGTAAACAGGGCTGATTGCACCATAATACCTTGATACGCCAGCTGAGCCCGCAACAACATTCATGCAATTAACCAACAGGTCGTTTTCGTGTGCGATATTATATTTGGTCATATCATCTTTGGGCTTATTCCCTCCGACGCCTTCTTTTTGAGAAAGTGGCACAACACCTTGTTTGGCAGTTAATGAAAGAATGTTTCTGGTAACGACGGGATTATTCCGTTCCTTTCGCATTGCAAATACTGCTTTAAGGCGTTTTGAATTCCAGTGCTCAGGAATCACATTTGCCCATTTTTGACCAAATGAACGGTAGGAGGAGTAATTATCAGGCATTCGCTATTCCTCCTATTATTTCTTCAAGCATTCCTGTGGAATCATTCTCAAGAGAACGGAGCGTTTCGAGTATTTCGTCCATATTTCTTAGTTCTACCGGTCGATAGAAATACTTGGTGAAACTGAGTTCGTACCCAACAGAAGTCTTCTTTTCATCGACCCACGCATCAGGCGCATAAGTAAGCACTTCGTTGCGTAAAAACGAATCAATGCCACCCTTGTATGTGAACGGTACGAGTTCAGTATCTCTAAGATCAGCATCCGCTTCGCCATCTATCGCTTTAGCTGAAGCGTCTTTTTCCGTGATAAAAGGACGTATCTTCTTTAACAACGCTGCTTTAAGGCCCGATGCTTTTGAGAACTCGGTCCAATCATCAAGAGCTGCAACAGCTGCTGCTTTCCTAAGTGCTTTTTCACATAAAATTTGCTCGGCTTCATTTCTGAATATGCTGGAAGGTATGTGCTTGGACGGCAAAACTCTCAAACGCAAAGGCTGTTCGACCGTAATAGACCAATATCCAAACTCTCTATTGTCAAACACACGGCTGATTTCACTTTCTTCCATTGAAGTGAAAATGCGCATTATCTCTTTACGAATATCTTCGGTAAACTCGCAGTTTTTCTTTCCCATGTTTCTTCGAAGCGGGGATTTCATTTTTGTTGCGTCGATTAGCTGTATTTTCCCAACACGTCGGTCTTCCTTTCTGTTTGTTAAAACCCAAATAAAGGTTCCGATACCAGTGTTGTAAAACATGTTATCTGGTAGTGCGATAATGGCTTCCACAAGATCGTTTTCTATCATATATCTCCTTGCGTTGCTTTCACCGCTACCAGCATCCCCCGTAAAGAGAGACGAGCCGTTATGAACTTCAGCAATGCGGCTACCAAGCGGAGAGTCCTTCTTCATCTTGGAGATGTTATTAAGAAGGAAAAGGAGCTGGCCGTCACTGGTACGAGGAATCATAGCCATTTCTTCGCCACCTTCAAGATAGGTATTGAAGCGGGTGTCAAGGATCTCTTTTTTGCCACCCATCTTTTCGGCGTCGGTTTTCCAGCTCTTACCGTAAGGCGGATTGGAAAGCATGAAATCAAACTGACGTGAGGAATGCTGATCCAAAGAGAGCGTGGATCCAAAACCGATGTGCTCAGCTTGCTCTCCATCACCTTTCAGAAGCATATCAGCTGTACAAATGGCATAGGTTTCCGGATTTATTTCCTGCCCGAAGAGATGGATCGAGACATCCTTACCACGTCTGTGGGCAAGCGTAAGCAGACGGTCCTGTGCAACGGTAAGCATACCGCCGGTTCCACAAGCTCCGTCGTAGCAGGAGTATGTAGCGTCTTGAATCTGGTCCGCAATGGGTATGAAAACGAGGTCAGCCATGAGCTCAACTACGTCACGAGGCGTCCAGTGTTCACCGGCTTCCTCGTTGTTTTCTTCATTGAAGCGACGGATCAGCTCTTCGAAGATGGTGCCCATGCCGTGGTTATCCAGACCCGGATGGCGCATGATGGTTTTGGCCTCGTCCTTCCACACCGGATTCGGACTCAGGTTAATGTCAGAAGACACAAACTTCTCAATGACAGCACCGAGGATATCGGCATCCACCATCGTGTCGATCTGATTGCGGAATTTGAACTTATCCAGAATAACCTGCACATTCGGTGAGAAACCATCCAAATAAGCGATGAAGTCTGCCTTAAGCGTCTGCTTCTTGGCACGACTGGTGAGGTCACGCAGACGGTACGGAGAAGCATTGCAGAAAGCCTGTCCTGCAGCATTGCAGAGGGCTGGCCACTGATTATCAATCTTTGCGGCATCAAGCCGTTTTTTCATTTCGAGGACCGCATCCTTGCTGTCCTCCAGCAAAGCGTCCAGACGACGGATAACCGTCATAGGGAGAATAACATCACGATATTTACCACGGACATAAACGTCACGAAGGCAATCATCCGCAATCCCCCAAATAAAGCTAACTATTGAATTATGCACCTGATTGTCCATATAGATTTTCCTCTCTTGACTCTGATTTCGGCACTAAGCCATTATGATCGCACCAAATGTGCTGTCCCAAAAAACGGACTTATTCGGCCTTATCTTCCTTATCATCAACTTTGTCGTCAGCGGCACCGCCGGAACGAATCCAATCGTCCACCTCTGACAGCTTGAATTTCCACAGCTTACCTACTTTATAGGCTGGCATATTTCTTTTAGCGATCCACTGCAAAATGGTTTCTCTGCCAACGCCAAGGTATGCTTGGACTTCTTTTAATGTTGACCATTTTTCAATGTTCTCGTTACCCAATTTAGTTACCTCCAGATCTCTTAAACGTCTTGTTCTCGACTACAATTGTTACATTGAATGGGCTTGAATAGTCTGGATAGCAATCTTTATTGTCTTTATCGACCATAACCCATTTACTTTCAAAAGTGTCCTCGTTGCCACGGGCATCGAATTCAACCGGCACAACAGCTCGTCCATTTGGAGGCGTATCCGGTATGTCAATTGACAGCTGCATGGCACAAGGAGTGATAGAATCCTCGTTTATACAGATAAGCCTTCGGCCCGTCCATGCGACCTTACCGGAGTTAAGTAGTTTCCATGTGTGGGTGAAGTGCTCGTAAAAATCAACGACATGTCGCCGGTCGGCAGGTGCCGTTTCAATCCAGAAAGCATCTCCATCATAGAGCGGCTTATGGAATGACGGCTCGTCTGTTTCCGGCTGCGACAAATACTGCTGATAGTTCGTTGCTATGATGTCGGCATCAGAATCCGGCTCGTGTATGATTATCTGAAGCTGGTCTGCGAGGGCTTTCGCCAAAGCCGGAATGTTTATATCTGCGTCCGTAGGGATCGTGAAGTAGTTCATCACGGTTCTGATGGACGCTTTTTTTATGTGCTCCGACAGGTACTTCGCAAGGCCGGTCGTGTTTATCGGATCTGGGAAAGAGTCCCTATGCTTCTTCGACAAGGGCTTACCGCCGTTGAATAGTTTGGCCCCGTAGTTAGATGAGCTGTAGGCACCTTTTTTCGTGAAAGTATAGCTGCTCCCTGCCGCCTTAAAGGCTTCAATGACGAAGGAGTCCTGATTTGCCACTCCTTCAACGGAGCCATATATTCCTTTGCAAAAATGAGCGAAATCTATGCAAATCACCCCTTTCAGAAAAAGTCCTATCAAAAGTCCTGAAAGTCCTTTTTTCATGGTCCTTGCGCTTATAGGAAGTCCTTTTTCATCTCGGTATCTTATTAGTGGATGGCGGAGATGAGAGAGACTGAGCCGTCGGCCTGTGGACCTTGATATTTTATTATATCACACTCGAGTCCAAAAATCAATAGCATTGGGCAATAACAGGCACAAACAGGCACAAACTCACTTTCAAGCAATCGCCATTCAACAGAAGCCGCCTCTCAGCTCGTTCACCGGCCATGAACGATCCGGAGCTGAGTGGTCGGCAGCATCAACAGCCTACTATCCGGATTAGGAAGCTGAACCTGACAAGGAGGGACAAGCAGTGACAAAGCGTGAACGTAACAACTGGATCGTGAACATTGAAAACACCGCTGCTGCCATCGAGTCTCAGTTGGGCTCAGCAGTAGTTGAATCTGTTTTCAAACGCTACGGCGCACACGGCACTTGGGACCTTAACCCAAGCGACCTGCCTGAAATTTTCAGCGAACTGTACGCCATCGAAGTGGATCTCGACTAAAAAACTGTCCTGAGCAAGACAGAAAACTGCTCACCGTCAGGGACTGCACCGACTGATCACCGGTGGCTCAACGGTGCTTGACGGCACAAGTAAATATCAACAGCTGCCTTTTGAGCGGGAAGCTGCAGACCGGAACGGAGAAATCTCCGTCGGGACTGTGGTTGGATTTCTATACCCATTTTGCAGCTGACCATGAAGGTTTCCTCCGTTCCAAGCAAATCGAACGGAGGAAATTTTCATGCAAAACAACGACAAGAAGTACTTTATCCCGGTCGACGGGACCCCTATCGAGGTCAGCGAGGAAGTTTACAGGGCATACTACCAGCCCATCTGGAACACCCGCTACCATGCCCAGAAGAATGGCGAGTGCCGCTGCACCAAGGCCCAGCTTTGGAAGTGTGACGGTGTTTGCCCCGGCTGCCCGTTCTACGCTGCCGGTAAGAAGGTTTCCATCGACACGCCTATCGGCGGCGAGGAGGACGAGCTTACCCTTGGCGATACGCTGGCCGATGACGCACCGTCTGCGGAGTCCATCCTTATGGACAAGGGACTGCTCGACGCTCTATACGACGAGCTTAACCGTCTTGATCCGGACGGCAGACGCATCTGCGAGCTTATCATGCAGGGCAAGACGGAGCGTGAAATCGCTGCCGACATGGGCAAACGCCAGTCGACCATCAACTACCAGAAGAACAAGGTGTTCTCCATCCTGCGTGAAGCCCTGAAGGACTTCATCTAATACCCAACAAAGGCCGCCGTGGAAGCAATTCTGCGGCGGTCAAAAATTTTTTCAGATTTTTTCGTTCAAAACACCGGTTTCCCTCCAGTGGGTACTGAGGACAGCAAAACAACACAGGTCCTTAGGAAGGAGGAACCGCCAATGAGTGAGTCCAGACCCAACAAGGCCGTCACTGATGAAGAGCTCATCGGAGTGCTTACGGCAATCAGCGTAGTGTCAAGACGTCTGGCGAGGAAGCTGATCCAGCTTAACCAGACAAGCCAATCTCAGAAAGGAGGAAAACGTGATGAGCAAAATGAGCGAAATGGAAGCGACCATCAGGGAGTTGCGGGATATTGCATCTTCTATTAACGACATCGCCAACTGGCTGACCGGCGCATTCAGCGGTACCGAGGAAGCGGCCCCTGCTCCGGAACCGGAAAAGGCACTCACCCTCGAAGAGGTCAGAGCGATTCTGGCAGAAAAGTCCCGTGATGGCTTCACCGCTCAGATCCGTGACCTTCTCCTGAAGTACGGTGCCAAGAAGCTCTCCGAGGTTGACCCGGCAAGCTACAAGGCTCTGGTAGCGGATGCGGAGGTGCTCGGCAATGGCTAACCACGCACTTCTCTCTGCATCGTCCTCGCACAGGTGGCTCAACTGCCCACCTTCGGCAAGGCTCTGTGAAGGCTACGACGACAAAGACAGCGATTTCGCAGCCGAAGGTACCGACGCCCACGCCCTCTGTGAGTACAAGCTCCGGAAGGCACTCGGCATGGAGGCAAATGACCCGACCGAAGCCCTCACTTGGTACAACTCCGAAATGGAGGAATGCGCCAACGGCTATATGGCCTTTGTGATGGAGCTGGTTGAAGAAGCCAAGAAGACCTGCCCGGACCCCGTGGTCCTGATCGAGCAGCGACTCGACTACTCCAAGTATGTCGAGGAGGGCTTCGGCACCGGCGACTGCGTCATCATTGCTGACGGGACGCTTCACATTGTGGACTACAAGCACGGCAGAGGCGTTCTGGTCGAGGCTGACGACAACCCGCAGATGAAACTGTACGCTCTCGGTGCGCTGGAGCTATTCGACTGCATCTACGACATCGACACCGTCAGCATGACCATCTACCAGCCCAGACGCTCCAACATCAGCACCTTCACCATTTCGAAGGGCGAACTCTGCGAGTGGGCCGATCAGGTTCTGGCCCCGACTGCAGAGCTTGCCTTCAACGGAGACGGTGAATACCACTGCGGCGAATGGTGCCAGTTCTGCAAGGCCAAAGCTGACTGCCGTGAAAGAGCCAACGCCAACATGGAGCTTGCCAAGTTCGAGTTCAGGCAGCCGCCTCTGCTGACAGATGAAGAGGTCGAAGAAATCCTCGGTCGCATCGACGAGCTGATCGCTTGGGCCTCCGACATCAAGGACTATGCGCTTCAGGCAGCCATCAGCGGTAAACAGTGGTCCGGCTACAAGCTGGTCGAGGGCCGCTCCAACCGCAAGTACACAAACGAGGATGCCGTCATCGCAGCCGTAACAGCTGCCGGGTACGACCCCTACGAACACAAGATTCTCGGCGTCACCGCCATGACCTCGCTTCTCGGAAAGAAACAGTTCAACGACATTCTTGGAGGCCTGATCACCAAGCCTCAAGGCAAACCCACGCTGGTGCCGGACAGCGATAAGAGACCGGCAATGACAACCATTATCGATGATTTCAAGGAGGACAACTAATATGTCAAATTCTACTAAACTCGCAAACCCCATGAAGGTTATCACCGGCAAGGACACCCGTTGGTCCTACGCCAATGTCTGGGAAGCCAAGTCCATCAACGGCGGCACACCGAAGTTCAGCGTCAGTCTCATCATTCCGAAGACTGACACCGTGACCGTTCAGAAGATCAAGGCAGCGATTCAGGCGGCCTATGAGGAAGGTCAGGCCAAGCTCAAAGGCAACGGTCGCACCGTACCGCCCCTCACGGCTATCAAGACGCCTCTCCGTGACGGCGACACCGAGCGTCCGGATGATCTGGCTTACGCTGGCAGCTACTTCATCAATGCCAACTCCGCTACGGCTCCCGGAATCGTAGACGCTGACTGCAATCCGATCCTGACCCGCTCCGAGGTTTACTCCGGTGTGTACGGTCGTGCCAGCATCAACTTCTACGCTTTCAACTCCAACGGCAACAAGGGCATCGCCTGTGGGCTGAACAACCTGCAGAAGATCCGTGACGGCGAACCCCTCGGCGGCAAGTCCAGTGCAGCGTCCGATTTCGCCACCGATGTGGACGAAGATTTCCTATCTTGAGGAGGTGTGCAGCATGAGTATTACCACGATTCTCTGCATTCTGCTTCTGTCCCTGTATCTGCTCCTGGCGGTGTTTTGGATCGTCAGATCCATCATTGACGCCGTCGATGACCGCAAACGCGATAAGCGCAATGCGGCATGGGAGGAAGAGCGCCGACAGCTTGAGAAGGAACACGCCCTTCGTGAGGTGGAGTATCACGAAGCCCGTATGAAAGAACTCAACAAAGAGTAATCTCCGATCCCGTGGGCGGTGGGAATGTTCCTGCCGCCCATTCGGGCTATAGAAAGGATTCGTGTATATGAAAACACTCAGTATTGATATTGAAACCTACAGCAGTGTGGACCTTGCCAAGTGTGGCGTCTACAAATATACCGAGGCGACAGATTTCGATATTCTTCTCTTCGGGTATTCCGCAGACGGTAATCCTGTGCAGGTGGTCGACCTCGCCTGTGGAGAGACGATCCCTCCGGAGGTCATCGCTGCGCTTACAAACGATGATGTGACGAAGTGGGCCTTCAATGCTCAGTTCGAGAGGATATGCCTTTCCCGCTGGCTCCGAGATCACGGCGATTTTGATAATGCCTACTACAGCATCCCGGAAGACACCGTCGGCAACTACCTCGATCCAGCCTCATGGAAATGCACCATGATCTGGTCCGCTTACATGGGCTTGCCACTGTCGCTGGAAGGTGTCGGTGCCGTTCTGGGCCTCGAAAAGCAGAAATTGACCGAAGGCAAAGAGCTCATCAAGTATTTCTGCCAGCCCTGTGCGCCGACAAAGGCCAATGGTGGTCGAACCCGCAACCTGCCGGAAAACGCTCCGGACAAGTGGGCTGCCTTCAAACGGTACAACATCCGTGATGTCGAGGTCGAAATGTCCATTCAGGAAAAGCTCGCCAAGTTTCCGGTGCCGGAAATGGTCTGGGAGCAGTATCACATCGATCAGGAAATTAACGACAGAGGTGTCGCCCTCGATATGGAGCTGGTGCATCAAGCCATCGCTATGGACACCCGCTCTCGTGCGGAGCTCACTGCTGCCATGAAGAAGCTGACCGCTTTGGACAATCCCAACTCCGTGCAGCAGATGAAGCAGTGGCTTTCGAACAACGGGCTGGAGGTCGATTCCCTCGGCAAGAAAGAAGTCGCTGAAATGCTCAAGACCGCTCCGGCAGAGCTCCAGAAGGTCCTCCTTCTCCGGCAGCAGCTGGCCAAGTCGTCCGTCAAGAAGTATCAGGCGATGGAAAAGGCCGTCTGCGCCGATGGCCGTGCTCGTGGGATGTTTCAGTTCTACGGTGCCAACAGGACCGGTCGCTGGGCCGGACGCATTATCCAGATGCAGAACCTGCCCCAGAACCATCTTCCGGATCTGGCAGAGGCCCGTGGTCTTGTCCGCAGCGGCGACTTTGAAGGCGTGGAGCTTCTCTACGAAGATGTGCCAGATACGCTCTCGCAGCTGATCCGCACCGCCTTTGTGCCGAAGCCGGGATACAAGTTCATCGTCTCCGACTTCTCAGCAATCGAGGCCAGAGTGCTGGCGTGGTTTGCCGGTGAAATCTGGCGTCAGGAGGTCTTTGAAAAAGGCGGAGACATCTACTGCGCTTCCGCATCGCAGATGTTCAAGGTCCCTGTTGAAAAGCACGGCGTGAACGGCCACCTGCGGCAAAAAGGCAAAATCGCTGAACTCGCCCTCGGCTATGGCGGCTCTATCGGAGCTCTCAAAGCGATGGGAGCCTTGGAGATGGGCCTTTCGGAAGACGAGCTTCAGCCGCTGGTCACTGCTTGGCGCAACTCGAACCAAAACATTGTGAGGTTCTGGTGGGACATCGACCGGGCAGCTATGAATGCCGTGAAGTATCACATGGACGGCGAGGTCTGCGGAGTCAAGTTCTGCTACCAGAGCGGGATGCTCTTCATTACGCTCCCGTCCGGCAGACGCCTTTCCTATGTAAAGCCTAAGCTCGGTACAAATCAGTTCGGCAGCGAGTGTATCACCTACGAGGGTATCGGCGGTACAAAGAAGTGGGCGCGGCTGGAGACCTACGGGCCGAAGCTCGTGGAGAACATCGTCCAAGCTACCTCCCGTGACATTCTCTGCTACGCAATGCGGACCTTGTCGCACTGCTTCATTACCATGCACATTCACGACGAGCTGGTCATCGAAGCCAGCCCCGGCGTCGACCTGAAGGTCCTCTGCGAACAGATGGGCCGGACCCCACCGTGGGCAGACGGCCTCAAGCTCCGTGCTGATGGCTACGAGACCATGTTTTATAAAAAAGACTGATTCTGATTCGTTCAAATACCACTAACCCCTCCAGTGGGTAGTGAGAACTTTAGATTGGAGGTGCCTATCATGGCCGAATACAAAAACGCAGAAGGTTATGCCGATCCCACAGCATTCGGAGCCTTCTGTGCCATTGAAAAAGAAGAAAAAGCTCTCCGGGCATTCAGACCCATCGTGTATATCTGCAGTCCGTATGCCGGAGATGTCGAACGCAACACCGCTGCCGCCAGACGCTACAGCCGTTTTGCGATAGAGGCCGGATACATTCCCATCGCACCGCACCCGCTGTTTCCGCAGTTCCTTGACGACAACAAGCCCAAGGAGCGTGAGCTGGGTCTGTTTTTTGGGAATGCCATCCTGAGTAAATGCGCCGAAATGTGGGTCTTCGGTGACCGGATCTCCGAGGGCATGGAGGCCGAGATCAAGAGAGCGACTTGGAAGGGACACCGAATCCGCTACTTCAGCGAGACCTGCGAGGAGGTAACAAGATGAGATTCACTTTATACCGTTCCAACTGTCTGGAGGTGCCTGAAAACTGTACCTACCCTCATAAGGTCGAGGTCACCGGGAAGGACAGCCTCATCGAAGCTGTAAAGCACGATTATGTTTGTGCTGAGTATCAGGGCAACTACCGCAGCAACGACAATTTCATCGGCTCCGACTGCTTGCCGGTCGATTGTGATAACGACCACAGCGACGATCCGGAAGAATGGGTCTATCCCTCAGACGTTGCTACTGCTTTTCCCAGTGTTGCCTTTGCGGTTCATTACAGCCGCAATCACATGAAAACCAAAGGCGGCAAAGCTGCACGGCCGAAGTTCCACGTCTTCTTCGCCATTGATCGAGTCACCGAACCCGGCCAGTACAGCGAGATGAAAAAGCTGGTAAACACCATCTTCCCGTACTTTGACACCAAGGCACTCGATGCCGCTCGGTTCTTCTTCGGTACAAAGGAGCCGGAGGTCGAAATCTTCGACGGCCCGATGACGCTTACTACCTTCCTTGCTGACGACGATTTTGACGCCAACATGGACTCCGGCAGCTATGGCGACATCGTCATTCCCGAAGGCAGCCGCAACGCCACGCTGTCCCATTATGCTGGACGCATCCTGAAACGCTTCGGCAATACCGATGAGGCACATAAGCATTTTGCGGAAGTGGCCGCTTGCTGTCAGCCGCCTTTGGAGCAATCGGAGCTCGACAGCATCTGGCGCAGCGCACAGCGGTTCTATGGGAAGGTCGCTGCACAGGAAGGATACATTCCTCCGGAGCAATACAATCAGGACCTTCAGCTCAAGCCCTCCGACTATTCCGACGTTGGACAGGCCACGGTGCTGGCAAGAGAATATGAGGGAAAGCTCCGCTATTCACCCTCGACTGATTTTCTGGTCTACAACGGTCGGTTCTGGGAGGAATCCAAGCCCAAGGCTCAGGCCGTAGCGCAGGAGCTCACCACTCGCCAGCTTGAGGAGGCCGAAACCGAGATTAAGAAGGCAACCGACGAAATGATGAAAAACGGCGCATGGGAGCTGCTGGCATCGATGGGTCCAAAGAAAGCGGCTATGGCTTTCAGCTCGGAACAGGCTCGTTCTTTCCAAAAGTACGAGAACGCCACGACCTACCGCAACTATGCCATCAAGCGCAGAGATTCCAAATACATCACCGCTGCCTTAAAGGAAGCACATCCGATGGTTGAGATTGACCAGCGGCAGCTTGACGCAGACGAATTTCTGCTCAACACCCCGTCAGCTACTTATGACCTTCGTATTGGCCTTCCTTCCGCTCATGAGCACACTCCTGCGGATTTCATCACCAAGCAGACCACGGTTGACCCGTCCGATGAAGGTATGGATATCTGGCAGGACGCTTTGGAGACCTTCTTCTGCGGCGACAACGAGCTCATCGATTATGTTCAGGAGATCGCTGGTCTTTCCGCTATCGGGAAGGTCTGTGTCGAGGGTCTGATCATTGCCTACGGTGAAGGCCGTAACGGAAAATCCACCTTCTGGAATACGCTTTCCCGTGTGCTGGGCACCTATAGCGGCAACATGTCCGCAGATACTCTGACTGTCGGATGTAAGCGGAATGTAAAGCCGGAGCTGGCTGAAGCCAAAGGCAAACGGATAATTATTGCCGCCGAGCTTGAGGAAGGCATGCGCCTGAACACATCTAACGTCAAACAGCTCTGTTCAACGGACGAAATCTATGCGGAGAAAAAGTACAAGGACCCGTTCAGTTTTGTACCGAGCCACACCCTTGTGCTTTACACGAACCATCTGCCGAAGGTCGGTGCGATTGATGCCGGAACATGGCGTAGGCTGATTGTCATTCCGTTTAACGCCAAGATTGAAGGTTCCTCTGACATCAAGAACTATGCCGATTACCTTTTCAACAAAGCTGGCGGTGCAATCCTGAAATGGATCATGACCGGTGCCAAGCGTGTGATCGAAAAGGATTATCACATCGTAAAGCCAGCCGTGGTGGAAGCTGCGATCCAGAAGTACAAGGACAATAACGACTGGCTCTCGCAGTTCCTCGATGAATGCTGTGAGACTGACAGCTCCTATTCCGCTAAATCCGGAGACGTCTACAACGCATACCGCAGCTATTGCATGCAGGTGGGCGACTATATCCGCAGCACGACTGATTTCTACACTGCGCTGGAATGCGCCGGTTTTGAAAGGAAAAGAAGCAAATCTGCACGGCTGCTTTTTGGCCTGCAGCTTAAGTCGGATTTCCTTGATTGAACCAAGGGTGACGGTCGATGACAGTCTTTACAGAAACTATTCTTAGAGCACTAAAAAACAAGGCCTAAGAAAAGTTACGGAATTACCCGTCATCGACCGTCACCACCCACTCTAATTCCTGATGGAGGAACATTATGCGAGAGAAAATCATAGAACAACACTTAGTCAAAGCCGTGAAAAACAGCGGCGGCATTGCACCGAAACTGGTGAGTCCCGGATTTGATGGGATGCCGGATCGACTGGTGCTGCTGCCCGGAGGCAAGATCGGATTCGTGGAGGTCAAGGCACCGGGCAAGGAACCGAGACCTTTGCAGGTAGCCAGACACGGATTACTGCGGCGGCTGGGCTTCAAGGTATATGTCCTTGATGCCCCTGAGCAGATTGGAGGGATACTTGATGAAATACGAACCGCATGAGTACCAGAGGTACGCAATCAACTATATCGAGGACCATCCCTTCGCTGCCGTGCTGCTGGACATGGGCCTTGGCAAAACGAGCATCACACTGACCGCTATTGCGGACCTGCTGTTCGACAGCTTCGAGGTTCACAAGGTGCTGGTCATCGCTCCGCTTCGAGTAGCCCGTGACACTTGGAGCGCAGAGCTTCAAAAGTGGGACCAGCTTCACCACCTGACCTATTCGGTGGTGGTCGGAAGCGAGGCTGAGCGAAAAGCGGCCCTGACGAAGAAAGCCGATATTTACATCATCAACCGTGAGAACGTCCAGTGGCTCATCGAGAAAAGCAAGCTCCCGTTTGACTACGACATGATCGTAGTTGACGAGCTTTCTTCCTTCAAAAACCACCAGTCAAAACGCTTCAAGGCTCTGATGCAGGTGCGGCCCAGAATCAAGCGTGTCGTTGGGCTCACCGGCACTCCGGCCAGCAACGGACTGATGGATCTGTGGGCAGAGTTCAAGGTCATAGACATGGGAAAACGACTCGGTCGGTTTATCACCTATTATCGGCAGGAGTATTTCGTGCCGGACGCCATGAACGGCCAGATTGTTTACAGCTACCGTCCGAAACCCGGTGCCGAGCAAGCCATATACCGGAAAATCTCGGATATCACCATTTCAATGAAATCCACGGACCACCTAAAAATGCCGGAGCTCATATCCAGCGAATATAAGGTCTATCTCAGCCCCGATGAGCAGGATGCCTACGACGAGATGAAAAAACAGTTCATTCTGGACCTGCCCGAAGGCGAAATATCTGCTGCCAATGCCGCAGCCCTCTCCGGTAAGCTCTCCCAGATGGCCAATGGTGCCATTTACGACGATGCCGGGAATACGGTCCCCATTCATGAGCAGAAGCTGGATGCTCTGGAGGACATCATCGAGTCGGCAAACGGTAAGCCTCTTCTGGTGGCCTATTGGTACCAGCATGATCTGGAGAGGATCATGAAACGGCTGCATGATCGGCATATCCCGTTTTCCAAGCTGGACAAAGCCGACAGTATCCGCAGATGGAACAACGGCGAAATCCCAGTAGCCCTGATCCACCCAGCTTCTGCTGGACACGGCCTCAATCTCCAGACCGGCGGCAACACAATCGTCTGGTTCGGCCTCACATGGTCCTTGGAGCTCTATTCCCAGACCATAGCAAGGCTCTGGCGGCAAGGTCAGACTGCCGAAACTGTGGTCGTTCAGCATATCGTGACGAACGGCACCATTGATGAGCAGATTCTCCGGGCACTTAAGGCCAAAGACAAAACGCAGTCGGCTCTGATCGCTGCGGTCAAGGCAAATCTGAAAATCTAACGACAAAAATCGACAATCTTCGCCAATCCGAGTGAACACAAATTCGGAGGTGCGACTTTGAACCCATATGAAGAACTGGCAAATGCCATCATTCTGCAAGCGGTCAAGGATTACCGGCTGACCGACGACGAGCGGGAGCTTCAGGAAATCGAGCGTTTCTTCCGCTCCGGCTGGTTCAGTGTCCTATCAAAAGTCGATCCGGAATTCCTCATTAAAGAGCTACGGAAGGAGAAGCGAAATGACCGCTAAAGAATATCTGTCACAGGCCCGGACGCTGGATATGCGGATTAAATCCAAGCTCCAGCAAATCGAGTCTTTAAATGAACTGGCCACATCCTGCACCGTCGTTTATAGCGATATGCCGAGAAACCCGAATCGTGGCGGCTCCAAAGTAGAACGGGCCGTTTTGAAGATAATCGAGGTTGAGGAAAGCCTGAAACACGACATCGAGGATCTGGTTGAGCTAAAAAAAGAAATCATGGCCACAATACAGGCCGTTTCGGATGTTGAACTGCAAACCCTGCTGGAGAAGCGTTATCTGTGCTTCCTCTCGTGGGAGAAGATTGCGGTTGAGATGCATTACAGCATCCAGCACATTTACCGGATGCACGATACGGCCCTTTCCTGTGTGTCAGCCATCATGAGAGTAAATGAGAGAGATTGAGAGTCGCCTCTTATGATAGTATTATGATGGACAAAGTAAAACATACGGAAGCCTTGTGGGAGCACCCCTCCCGCAGGGCTTTTGTTATGCCCGGAAAGCGAAGTGATTATGTGCCAAGGAGTCCAAAGAAGCCCTGTGCTTACCCCGGCTGTCCAAGACTTACTGATAGACGTTTCTGCCCGGAGCACGAGAAGCTGGACCGGGATCGGTACAACAAGTACGAGCGTAGCCCGGATGTCAACCGCAAATACGGCAGGGCTTGGAAGCGTATCCGTGACAGGTATGCAGCGGCCCACCCTTTGTGTGAGCAGTGCCTCAAGGAAGGTCGGTTAACACCGGTCGAGGAAGTTCATCATATTCTTCCTATTTCCCAAGGTGGCACCCACGATGCCAGCAACCTGATGAGCCTGTGCCAGTCGTGCCACACGAAGATCCACCATGAGCTCGGTGATCGGTGACCGTGGGGCGGGTCAAATCTCTACGACCTTTCTACCCGGACAGCGGCGTGGGGTCACGAGCGCAAAAATCAGAAATCAAACGGGGTATTAACCCCCAGCCCGGAAAGCGAGGTGAAATGTGTGGCAAAAGACGGAACTATGAGAGGCGGTCAGCGTGTCGGTGCCGGGAGAAAGTCCAAGGCTCTGACCGATAAAATCACTGACGGCAGGTTGAACGGTGCGATGGTGCTCCCGGAACCGGCAGAAATCGAAGGAGCGGATGTTCCTCCAGTCAAAGAATACTTGAAAGCCGCTCAGAAGAACGGCAAAGACCTGTGTGCCGAAGAGGTATACCGGGATACTTGGAACTGGCTCAAGGCTCGTGGCTGTGAAATGTTAGTAAACAACCAGCTGATTGAGCAGTACGCCATGTCAGTCTCCCGATGGATTCAGTGCGAGGAAGCGATATCCGAGTTCGGCTTTCTGGCCAAGCATCCCACCACCGGCAATGCCATTGCTTCACCGTATGTTGCAATGAGCCAGACCTACATGAAGCAGGTCAATCAGGTCTGGTATCAGATTTACCAGATCGTGAAAGAAAACTGTGCCGTGGAGTACGGCGGCAGAAATCCACAAGACGATTTGATGGAGCGGCTGCTCACCGCTCGGAAAGGAAACTGATATGTTTGAAAAAGTAAACCCGGCGCATCCCGACAAGGTGGCCGACCGTATTGCCGGTGCTCTTGTCAACCTTGCGTATCAAAAAGAGAATAATCCGAAGATCGCCGTCGAGGTCCTGATTGGCCACGGCATCTGCCATATTATCAGCGAAACCTCGGTAGCCCTCTCTCCTGATGAGGTAAAGGCTGCTGTTTCCCGTATCGCCGGGAACCTGCTGGTGGACTACCGTGAGGTTTCGCAGGATGAGCATCTGGCCGACAACCAGATCGACGGCATCCACTGCGGCGACAACGGCATCTTCAAAGGTGTCCCGGTGACTGACGAGCAGAAAAAGCTCACCGCCATCGCCAAGCAGCTCTATGACACCTATGGCAGCGACGGTAAATACATTCTGGACGGCGACCGTCTGATCCTCTGCCAGAGCAACGCCAAGACGGACAATCTGCGTGAAGTCTTCCCGGATGCTGAGATCAACCCTCTCGGTTACTGGACCGGCGGCACGAATGTCGACTCCGGTGCCACTAACCGGAAGCTCGGCTCCGATATGGGAGACTCCGTGACCGGCGGTGGTCTGCACGGCAAGGACCTCTCCAAAGCCGACGTCAGCATCAACATTTACGCATGGCTCAAGGCGCAGGAAACCGGCACGCCGGTCGAGCTTGTCTGTGCCATCGGTGACGATGCTGTGGACGGTATTCCATACGAGAGAATCGTAGAAACAGCGAGGACCTTCATCGACCGCATCGGCGGTTTCGAGAGGTTCGCTGAGTGGGGTCTTATATGCTGATTGAGAAAAAGAAAACGGTAGAGATGCTTCCTGCCGAATACAACCCTCGCAAGGACCTGAAGCCCGGTGACGAGGAATACGAAAAACTGAAACGCTCCATCGAGGAGTTCGGTTATGTCGAACCGGTCATCTGGAATAAGACGACCGGTCGTGTTGTCGGTGGGCACCAGAGGCTCAAGGTCCTCATCGACCTTGGCATCACAGAGGTTGACTGTGTGGTCGTTGAAATGGACGACGCCAAGGAAAAAGCGCTCAACATCGCCCTGAACAAGATCAGCGGCGATTGGGATAAGGACAAGCTGACCCTGCTGATCGCTGACCTGCAGGGTGAGGACTTTGATGTTTCCCTCACCGGTTTTGACCCTGCCGAGATCGACGACCTTTTCAAGGACAGCCTGAAGGACAGCATGCATGACGATGATTTCGATGTGGATGAGGAGCTGAAAAAGCCCTCCTTTACCAAGGCTGGCGACGTCTGGACGCTCGGTCGGCACCGTCTGGTCTGCGGAGATTCCACGAAAAAGGAAACCTACGACACCCTGATGGGCGACGTCAAGGCCAACCTCGTGATCACGGACCCGCCGTACAACGTGAACTATGAAGGCTCTGCCGGGAAGATCAAGAACGACAACATGGCAAATGACGCCTTCTATCAGTTCCTGCTCGACGCCTTCACCAATATGGAAGCCGTCATGACCGGCGATGCTTCCATCTATGTGTTTCATGCGGACACCGAAGGGCTGAACTTCCGCAGGGCTTTTGCTGATGCAGGTTTCTACCTCTCCGGCTGCTGCATCTGGAAAAAGCAGTCGCTGGTGCTCGGACGCTCTCCGTACCAGTGGCAGCATGAGCCGGTGCTCTATGGCTGGAAGAAAAACGGCAAGCACCAGTGGTACACGGGCCGTAAGGAAACCACCATATGGGAGTTTGACAAGCCCAAGAAGAACGGCGATCACCCGACCATGAAGCCGATTGCGCTTTTGGCATATCCGATCATGAACTCCTCCATGAGCAACGCTGTGGTTCTGGACCCCTTCGGCGGTTCCGGCAGCACACTGATTGCCTGTGAGCAGTCGGATCGCATCTGCTATACCGTGGAGCTGGACGAAAAGTTCTGCGACGTCATCGTGAAGCGATACATCGAACAGGTCGGCTCCTCGGATGGTGTGACGGTGCAGCGTGACGGCGTGACTTTCCGCTTCGACGAAGTAGCTAATGTAGACAATTGAGGCTCCTGTTTTTCTACGATAATCGGTACATATATTTCGCTGAAATGACTTGCTATTCTGTAGCTTCAGAGTGATATATACAGTACCAAAAAAACAAGGAGGTAATCCCATGAAAGAACTACACTACAACGTCACCGGGCAAGACCGCAAAGAACTGGTCGGCATCATCTCCAAGGTGGTCGGCATGAAGGCCGTCTACAAATTCATGCCCACCTGCGCCTTCGTCATCAACAACATCACCGTTGAGAAAGACGGCACGATGGTCTGGGACGAGCGCACGGATAAGGACACCATTGAGGCGGTCATCATCGCCCTTGCCGCAGCCGGATTCAACCCGGTCAAAGACAAGGCCGAAACCGAAGAGACAGGCCTTACGATTGAGATCCCGCTCGAAAAGGTCTCGGTCGGAATCCTCACCAAGCTACTGGACGCAAAAGGCGAGCTGATCAAAAAGGCCCTCGGCGTCGAGGACATCCGCATTGAGCTCAAGGAAGATCGCATCGCCTTCCCGTGGTTTAAAGAGCTGCCCTCTCCCGAAGAGATCAAAGCCTACTCGCACTTCATCGCAGCCTTGTGTGAGATGGCACTAAACCAGAAGCGCATCACCGCTAAGGAAAAGCCGGTCGACAACGACAAGTACGCATTCCGCTGCTTCCTTTTGAGGCTGGGCTTCATCGGTGAGGACTACAAGGCCGAGCGCAAAATCCTGCTCCGCAACCTCTCCGGCTCCTCGGCCTTCAAGAGCGGCGCAAAGAAAACAGGGGTGGAATCATGCGAGTGATTTCAAAAGCGGCCCTTGAGGGCTTACGTCGCCGGTACAAGCCCGGTACACGAGTGGAGCTCCTGCAGATGGACGATGTTCAGGCTCCTCCCATCGGGACGAAAGGAACGGTCCTCGGCGTGGACGACATCGGTTCCATCATGGTCGCATGGGACAATGGCTCCGGCCTGTCAGTCGCATACGGCGCAGACCTTTGCAGGGTGGTGAGCGGCGATGAATGAGACGATCAAAAAGCAGATCCTCGCCATCCGGGACACCGGCCTGACGAATATGTTTGATACAAACATGGTGCAGCGGCTGGCCTACGAGCGAGACTTCTATGAGCTGGTGGTTTTCATCGAGGAACATCGCAAGGAATATGTGCATTTCATCCTCTACGGAGAGGCATAAAGTACACAATTCCATGCCCGAATATTTGTGTAGAATACTTCGGTTTATATCGCAGAAATGACTTGCTATTTCAGGCGTTTAGAGTGATATATACACTACCGAAAGGAAATACACACAAACGGAGGAAACCACGATGCGTTACATCGACCATACCAACTGCAAGAAAGCCTTTGAAAAGGGCGAAGACCACGAGATCCAGAGCCTTGGAAAGCTCACCCGCACGGCCACCAAGATTGCCGAAGCAAATGGCCTCGGAGTTCTGAAGAACCGTCAGGGCTACTACAGGATCGTCAAGAAGAGCGGCCTCGGAGCCTACGGAGACGTCCTTTCCAGCCTCGCTGAGGTTGACGCCTTCTTCAAGAACCTCGACAGCCACAAGGCCACGAAATATTAAGGAGGGACCGACGATGATTAGACTGGAAAAGTTTTACGATCTGATCAGCCGCAATGCCACGGTGACGCTGACAAACCGCCAGCTCGACACCACCTTCTTTGAGGGCAGCATGCGAGACATTCCGGACCATTTCAGCAACTGCATAGTCGAAGACTTCTGCGTATCCAACACCGGCGACTTCCTTTTCAAGATCAAAGTCAACCCGGTCCCCGCAAACGAGGAAAAACGTCTCTGGCACGAAGGCAGCCTACGGGTCCACGGCAGCATCTTCCATTACTGGTTCAAGCAGTACGACGAAGGCTCCGAGTTCGGAATCAACGGCGGCAGGATTTCCAAGCTGATGCTTAAGCGCAATGGCGAGATCGTTTGCAACTACGACAGGGGCTGGGATGTTCAGCCGGTCGACGAAGACACTCAATTTGCCTACGAAATATTGGTACATACCGAAAACTTCTAAACCACGGTAAAGTAAATACCCTTGGGACATGAGCCGCTCGGCTCTGTTCCTCGTTATGACGGTCGCTTCAGGCGGCTATTTTTTATGCTTTTTTGGAGGTGATAACACTTGAGGCGAATGAAAAAATACACACCGACGAAGTTCAAGACAAAAGACTCCGTCTATGACAAGGCCAAGGCTGACTACGCTGTCTCGTTCATCGAGTGCCTCTGTCACACCAAAGGTACATGGGCAGGAAAACCCTTCACGCTGATCGACTGGCAGGAGCAGATTATCCGGGACATCTTCGGAATCATCAAGCCCAACGGATACCGGCAGTTCAACACCGCCTACATTGAGATACCCAAGAAGATGGGTAAATCGGAGCTTGCGGCTGCGGTCGCACTTCTGCTCACATGCGGCGACGGTGAGGAACGTGCGGAGGTCTACGGCTGCGCTGCGGACAGACAGCAAGCATCGATTGTTTTTGAGGTCGCAGCCGATATGGTCCGAATGTGTCCGGCCCTCAACCGTAGGGTCAAAATCCTGACGGCCACAAAGCGGATCGTGTACCTGCCGACAAACAGTTTCTATCAGGTGCTGTCAGCAGAAGCATACTCGAAGCACGGCTTTAACATCCACGGCGTGGTGTTCGATGAGCTGCACACCCAGCCCAACCGGAAGCTCTTTGATGTTATGACCAAGGGCTCCGGTGATGCTCGTATGCAGCCGCTTTACTTCCTTATAACCACAGCCGGTACGGATACCAAATCCATCTGCTACGAAACGCACCAGAAGGCAAAAGACATCATCGAGGGCCGCAAGATTGACCCGACCTTTTACCCGGTCATCTACGGTGCCGATGAAAATGACGACTGGACGGACCCGAAGGTCTGGAAGAAAGCGAATCCCTCGCTCGGTATCACGGTCGGCATCGACAAGGTTCGAGCGGCTTGTGAGTCGGCAAAGCAGAACCCTGCCGAGGAGAACTCCTTTCGGCAGCTCCGACTTAACCAGTGGGTCAAGCAAGCTGTGCGATGGATGCCGATGGATAAATGGGATCGCTGCGCTTTTGCTACAAACGAAGATGACCTCGAAGGCCGTGTCTGCTATGGTGGACTGGACCTTTCGTCTACCACAGATATTACCGCTTTCGTGCTGGTCTTTCCTCCGCTGGACGAGGACGACAAGTACATGATCCTGCCGTACTTCTGGATACCAGAAGAAAACATGGGCCAGAGGGTCAATCGGGATCACGTCCCTTACGATGTGTGGGAACGACAAGGTTTCCTGCAAACCACCGAGGGCAACGTGGTCCATTATGGATATATCGAAAAGTTCATCGAACGGCTTGGCGAACGGTTCAACATCCGTGAGATCGCCTTCGACCGCTGGGGAGCCGTGCAGATGGTCCAGAACCTTGAGGGTATGGGCTTCACGGTCGTCCCCTTCGGACAGGGCTTTAAGGATATGAGCCCTCCGACCAAAGAGCTGATGAAGCTGGTCTTGGAAGAGCGCATCGCCCACGGCGGACATCCGGTGCTTCGCTGGATGATGGACAATATTTATGTGCGGACTGATCCCGCCGGTAACATCAAGCCGGACAAGGAAAAGTCTACAGAGAAAATCGACGGTGCCGTGGCAACTGTCATGGCCTTGGACCGTGCCATCCGGTGCGGCAACGATACGACCGAGAGCGTCTATGACACTCGTGGTCTTTTATTTTTATGAAAGGACGGTGATGTGATATGGGTATTTTCAGTGGACTATTCAAATCCAGAGACAAGCCCACCGACAGCACAGTCGGCTCTCGCTACACCTTTTACATGGGTGGCAGCACCTCCGGAAAAACGGTAACAGAACGCAGTGCCATGCAGATGACCGCCGTGTATTCCTGCGTTCGAATTCTATCGGAGGCTGTCGCGGGATTGCCACTACACCTATATAAATATACAGACAGCGGCG